CAAATGTGGCAGTTTTTAAATGTTCGTCTTTATCAATAGTAGGCTGCTTGGCAATTGCATATCGACCTTTTAGTCGAATACGAATCCAATTTTCTAGACTGTCGCCGCCAAACCCAAACCCTTTGTCGTCAATTTTAAACTTTGCAAAATGCGGAGGAATATGTGACAACGAGCGTTTGTTTAGAACTTCTAAAGGGTTTAAATCGAACATAGTGAAATATTTATATAGTGTTATTATTCAGAGGTGGATTCTTGGCGCAGTCTTTTTGCCAGTGATCTTGCAGTGCCAAATTTCTTGACATCTCCTGAAAATAGATAAAGTTCAAAGGCTGCTTTTTCAGACAACACAGTTACATGTTTTTTGGTTAAATGAAATGGAGTATCTAAGTATTGGTCGAGCCAAATTAAAACTTGTGAGCTTATGGTAAGTTCTTTAGGAATATCTATTTTATAAGTTTTGATTTCTGCTTTATCATGTAAAAAATCTAAACATTGATCGGTCATCCGTAGACCACCGACATCTTTTCCTCGAGTACTGAGCCACCAGATTGGTCGAAAGTCTTTTATTAATTTTTCATTTGTATCTACACCAGCGGCTTTTAAAAAAACTTCAGTGTAGGAATCTTTGCGATCCATGACGTTACTTTATTTCTTCGCCTGTTGTAAGTTTATAAACAGCGAAGTCTGTAGATTTAAATAATCGATTAAGTTTTTTAGCAAGATTGTGTGCATGTCCGGGATTGCTAAAACTGACTTTCTTATATTTAGGTCCAGGATAACTTGCTACTAAACTTCCGCTCTTAAGATTGAAAGGTTGTCCTTTGTAGAATACAGCCCAAATGGCATCGCTGTTGAGAATTTGCTCAACCTTGTAAGTTTCTTTGTTTGCATATTCTAGCAATACTTGGGGCTTAGGTCTACTCATAACTATATATGTTCAATTAAGTACACATATATTTATGTTTATTTGAAACCTCCGCCATCGACCTGAACTTCTATTTCGGTAGTGTTTTGGCGAATTTCATTAAGCATAGCGTGTATTTCCTGCATGGTTTTTGCCATTTTGGAAGTCATGATAGCTAATTCGCTGGTCAAGTCTCTTGCTTCTTGGATACTTAACCTAATATCCTTTTGTTGACTGCGTTCAGCTGTATTCAGTCTTTGAATAAGACGTTCTACAGTGGGCATTGTCACTGGTTGATTATTTAGAGACATTACTTAATACCTGTTTCATTTCGAGTTCGGTTTTAAACGGCCCTTGATATTCGTATCGTTGTAAGGTAATGAGTTTAGGACAGAAACTTTTGACCCATCCTTTGTCAAAGCGTATGACATAGTATCCTGCACAGTAAAGGCTTTTACTATCTCCGCTCTTAGTAAAGAGTGGTAGTTTTCTTTTAACATCAAACATTGCGTTATGGGGTGTGGTCGAAGTTGCATAGCCGTGTACCTCATTTGGTTCTGCATCGTCTGCTTCTTTAATAATTTTTGCAACAAAAAAGTTCTTACCAAACTCTCTAGTTAGATCAACTTTGGTCTGATAAATTTTAACACCAGCCTCGTTGCTCATAACAAATCGATCATCTTCGTTCTTTCTCAGAGTAGCAAATTTTGCTCCATCTTTTTCAACGATCCAAAATTTATTTTCAATTATCGGTTTAGCGTGTAGTTCTTCCATAGCTTCCTCCAGACATGTCTTAGTTTTATGTGGACATGTTTCAGTGTACTGACATATTTTCATTTGTATACCTTGCATTAAGCGGTTCAGCATAGGCCTGTGCCTGATCAGAAATTTTCTTTAGATCATAAAGTCCACAGAACTTCATCAATCGAAGTCCGACTTGTGATACATTTTTGTTTGCTGATGTTGCTGTGGCAATTGTTTCAGCGATAATAGATTTAATCTCATCGGGTTGTGCAGAAAGATCGATTAGAACACGATTGCGTTCATAGTCTTCTTTAACACGATGTTCTTTGCCTTCGTGGTCAGTCCAACGCTGAAGCATCATATTGTTCCAATTATACCCTTGGGTCAATCGATCTGCAAAGGCTTCACGGAGACCAATCTTATTCTTTGTGCCTTTTTCACGTACTCCCGGATATGCAGAGAACACGTTGTCCGAGGTATCGCCTCGCATACACTTCTCAAAGAGTAACCACTGGGGGTCCGGAATGGCTTTTGGCTCTTGAGTCTTTTTATCAATAACTCTCTTACCTTTTGCATCAAAGATACCTTCGTGTGTGATTGTAGTTTCCATTACACCGTTATATTGTTTCACATTTGGAGCAATTAATTGCACAAAATCTGTATCGGTCGAGATGATAACATGATTGTCGTTAGGATGACTCTGTATCCAGCCAGCAATAAGATCATCAGCTTCTAGCTGAGGATGTTGCATAACTGTGCAATTAGTTTTATCTGTGATAAACTCTTTGAATGTGTCAAAGGCTTCCCAAAAGACTTTTTCTTCTTCTGCTTCTTTCTCTGTATGTGCGGCACGAGCATCACTGCGATTACGCTTGTAAGGAGCATAGTGATCCTTGCGCCAGCTACGACCTTCTAAACAGAAGACTACGTGGGCACCGTTAAAGTCTTGCCAAGCCTTTTTAATACTGTTAAGTGTGATGTGAAAAGCCATGCCAAGTTTAATGTCAGCATCTCCATTGATTACATGCCTAGCACGGAAAAACGTATTAGCAGTATCAACTAAAATATAGGTCATTTGTTATTCTTTTTAACAGTTTTAATATCAATAACGCCGGTGTTAACAGCGCCTCCATAATCTCCGTCGATTACTACGTTAGCACATAGTTCACGGAACCAGCGATCTACAATTTCTTCGTCTAAATCACCGTCGAAACCATAGCCCTCTTGCTTTAATTTTAACACAAAGTCGTCATTCCAGTCAAGCTCAAAAAAGCCGTTGCGGATATTATCTTTGTTAATGTGAGTGTTAAGTACACCTACCCAGGGTTCTTTTAGTTTGGTTGCACGATCTTTTGGACTTAGTTTAGCAGTTTCTTCTGCGTCTTTAGCACGTTCTGCGGCAGTGGTAGCATCCTCTGCAACTTTTTTAGCAGCTTCGGCTTGTCTAAGACTTTCTTCAGTTTGGCTTCTAAGTTTATCAATGCCGAATAACTTTTCTATAAATTTACGCATTAGGTTCCCCACTCGTTTTTAAACAATGGCACCTGAAGACGATCACTGTATCTTAGTCCGTGCTTCATAGCAATATCTGCTACTGCTCTGTTATTAAGAGAATATACACTTTCTACACCGCCTACTGGCATTAGAAATATATGTCCTTCAAAATCTGCTTTTCGAAAAGCAGCAATGGCACATTCTGCATCAGCAAAGTCTTGTTCTGTAGCAATTACAAATTTTAAATATGCATATCCGACGTCTTCGTACTCTCGAACAATGCTAGGACAAATAGCATCCTCCCACTTCTCTCCGCTACATGGAAGTTTAGCACTTATACTAAATGTTATAGATTCGCACCAAGACTTGTTATCTTTTAATTTCCAGTTTTCTAGATACTGTTTAAATTCTGGAGTAAGTTTTTGAGTACCATTTGTTTCAAATGTAATCTCTTTTAAACCCTGCATCTTAGGATGATCTAGTAAGTCTGGATAAGCACGTTGCCAACCTAGCAAAGGCTCCCCACCTGTAATAACCAAGTGTTCATCACGCCATTCGCCATGCGGAAGTATTTCCATAATGCGTTCTACAATAGCATCAGTAGTTAACATTGGACTTAGATCTTTAAAGCGTGGATCCCAACTAGCATAGCTGTCACAGCCTGTGCTAACAAGTGGCAAATCTTTATAATCCTTATAAGGAGTATTGTCGTGAGCAAAAGCGATAGTTTCGACTTCTGTACTCAGTTCTCCCCGCGGCATTCCAAATCCCGCACATTTAAAGTTACAACCGAATGTACGGAGGAACACACTAGGCACACCCATGTAGCGGCCTTCACCTTGTATGCTGTAGAACAGCTCTGCTATTTTTAATTTACTCATATTACTATTATACACTCTTTTTCTCTAAAGACCAAGAACCGTCTCCCCGATCTTGCCATTCCAACGTGTCGCCTTCTTTCCAACCTGCTGCCTCTAGTAGGTCAGGTGGAAATTGGAGAATGGCATCTCCAGTTTCTGGATCCTCTTCAACGGTCA